CAGTCATGAGATTGCGCGTTAAAGGCACCACCTTCCATGGCCAGTACATGGGCCGGGATACCAAAACCGGGAAGGTGAAATTTTTGGACGAGGAGCTGGGTAGGGTAAAACTCTACCCGGCTTCAAAGTTAGTTAAGGCACACGACAAATAGGAGTAATTATGGGTGACGTAATTTGGGGAGTTTTTGATAACTCAATGTGGGAGCTGCACGTACATGTGCGGATCAATGGCGAAGAAGGTTACTATAAGCACGTGCGGTGCCGGGATGAACATTTCCCGCAGTTGATCAGTCGCAAGGTAAACGACTTCGATAAAGAGGGTAAAAATTACAAAGTTTACTTAGACGGTGAGCTGGTACACCAAACCGATTACAAATGATCGAGTGGATTTTCTATATCATTCTGGTCGGCATGGTCGCTTTGCAGTTGGCTGTGCTGGCTTGGATGTGGAGAGATCGTTAGATCGCTAGAGATAGTAAGCCGGACCTGTCGTAATCAAACGGTATCCCGGCGTTCATCAACGCGACTTCTTTCGCATCGTTCTCATCGAATCCTAGCTGACGACTGATTCTAGGATCTTCTACTTCACCGCCTTTCGCGAAGTTTGTGCCTTCAGTCTTGTTCAGATACTTGGCTAGATTTTCTATCAGCTCATCAGTCACTGGCTCGACCATGGGTTCCATGGCCAGAGATCCTAATTGTTGTTGTCGGGTAAGCGGCTTGCCTGCTACGTTGGTCTTTTGTGCCATACGCGCAAAGTTTTGCGGGAACATGATCTCAGGCGGCACGCCTCTACCGGGTAAGCCACCAAGATAGTCTCCCGGTATAACTGTGTCGTAACTCAGATGATAGGGATCCTGAAACGTAGGTTTAGATGGAGCGCCCTTGAATATGCTGTATCCAGTTTCCGCTGGATTAAGGGTTCCTTTGGGTCCTCTTGGTATTCTTAGCGCTGGGTCGGTGACGGTTTCCAATACGTCTTCATATACCGGGAAGCCCATGTTCTGCCATCTTGGTTTCTTCATTTCTTCGATGACAGCTTTACGAATGTTTCCAGAGCTAACACTGCTGGCCATCTCACCTGTAAGCTGAGATACAAGATCAGGGCTATTCAAACCAACAAAATCTTTGATGCCCGGATTGGCCGGTGTGCCTTTTTTCACAGCACTGTTAAACGCTGCAATCTGTTTCTTTGGAATCTTCAGGTAATCGAGCTGCCCGACCATCGACAACACCACCGGGGTGGAGAAGTTAATACCTTCACGGCCCATGGCTGTGTACACGCCTAACGGCGCCATACCAGTTTCATCGGCAGCTTGGATGATGTTCATTTGTTTTTGATTCGCCGCACCTTGCATCGATGCCCAGCCTTTACCTTTGCCAGACATGTATAGCGGATATCCGGGGCCACCTTGCACGGCTACGGGGAAGCTTAGAGGCACGCCTCGAATATCAGTCAAAGCTCCAATACCGGATCGATCACCGGCTACAGGTACTAAGCTGTAACCATACAAATCATTGGGATCTAAAATTGTTCGTTCAGCGGATACGAGATCTTGTATCTTGCCAGCGGCTCTAGCTTCTTCACGGCGTTTGAATGCCGGTGTTTTTAGGTTGTCCGTGTATCTTTTTGCTCTAGCGCGATTCAAAGACTCTGTGACCGGCTTCGACGTATCAGGATCTATCGCTCCCACAGGCGCTTGGTTTTGTTTGAAATTTTGTACCAAGTCATCTTTGCTTGCGACTTTTGGTGGTGTGGGCGGACCGTCTACAGAGAACACCGGCCTGATGTTATCTGGATCGAATATGTTACTTTCGATCAGGTTACCTTGCTTATCAAAACGCCTTACACCATCAAAGCCTTCAGCCTTGATCTTGGGTATATCTATCTTGGTCAGCGGATCATAATCGAGATCTAAATATTTAAGATCTCTTTTGATGTAAACCGGCATGATGTTGGCGCCAGCTGATCGCTTTGGCTTCATGCTAGATACAATTGCACGGTTACTGGCTATCTCAGGATCCGGGGTAAAATAGATTCCTTCGCCTAAGTTCCCGGTCTTCGATGGCTCGAAGCGAGTAAACGTATCGGCTGTACCGTGATACATGATCTGATTGGTTTCAAATCCAGCTCTATTAGCATCTACCACTGGGTCCAGCGCTTCAATGCCGCGCTTGATGGCCTTGCCACCCATACCGACACCTTTAGCCACACTACCAACAGTCGGACCAAGAACCGGACCAAACAAAGGCACCGCATACATTGCATCGCCCAGAACACCCAACCCCTGCATCGCTGCATCGAAGTATTCTCCGCGCTCAATATTTTCGCCTAGGCTTGGCATGTCTTCAGCGGCAAATGCGTCTATTAGATCTACGTCGCCAGATGGCATGGCTGGCATTTCACCAGCTGCATCTATGAGTCCCGCGCCGGGAGCGAATTGAGAACCAAAATATGCGAGCTGCGCTCTACTGGGCAGGTAGTCGAAGATATCTACATCTTCAGTGGCCATATTATTGAGGCAGGGAGCCTATGCCTTGGTCTATCATGTCTCGCAGTCTAGATTCTTCTTGCATAGCGTCTTGTATAGGCTTGCTAAATCTGTCGTCAAACATGTCTTCGCCGCTTGTTTGCATTCTGAGATCAGTCATCGTAGTAACTTGTTGCTCTCTCGGATCTGGACCAATGCTTTTCAAAATCGGGAAGGTGTCTTCATTCATGCTTACTCTGCCGAATGTTCTCAACAAATGTTCTGCGGCCATATCTATACCTTGCATTTTTGTGAGGTACTCAAACGTGTCTTTGGCCTGCTGCAAAGTTCTTGGTGGTAAATCTTCAACCCTCGTTACTGATCTTATCTCTGGGCTGAATAATATTTGAGTAAACACTTGATCGACACCCGGCGTGCCGGTTTGTTGAATCTCAGAACCATATCCAAATGGATTTGGTCCTGATTTTTCGTCAATTCTTTGAGCTGGCATGGTAAATGGTTCGTTGACCATCGACCTTAAATCTTCTTCAAATATATCTACGTCTTCACTTGCCATAATATCACCAGTTCTTACAGGACCAGTAAGATGCCGCGAACACGTCCTTTTTCTTTTCTACCGCATCGCAGTTATGTCGCGCACGGAACGATTTGCGTCTGGCCGGTTGATCCTTCTTGATCGACATCTTGGGATCACCGTAGCGAACGATCTTCACTTGATCGCCTTTCTTTGCCAGCACTTTAAATTTTTTCTTGCCGCCGGAGGTGCGGACTTGCTTGTTATAACCGGGAAAAGATTCGCCCCGGTAGGTCAGCCTACCAGACTTTGTGCGAGTAACATCTTTTACATCAGCCATAATTTTCCATCCTTTCGTAGTGATGCCAGTTACGGTTCATCACTTCAAACCAATCCTCCATCGTCATTATACACACAAAATCGTTTGTCGCAGGCCACTCAGTATTGACGGCGTACATGGGCAAACAGACTTGTATCGGTTTCCTGTTGTATTTATATATCAAAACCGGGATTTTATCACCCGCAGC